AATGTCATATGTTAAAAGGTATTATGACGCAATCTCAAAACACAAACTCAACATCCCAACGCCAATCATGGCAGGGGTCAGAACACCACTGCGTCAGTTTGCGAGTTGTGTTCTCGTTGATGTTGATGACACCCTCGATTCTATCTTTAGCAGTGACATGGCTATTGGTAAATATGTTGCACAACGCGCAGGAATCGGCATCAACGCAGGTCGAATCCGTGGCATCAACGCTAAAATCAGAGGTGGAGAGGTACAACACACAGGCGTGGTCCCCTTCCTTAAAAAGTTTGAATCAACTGTACGATGCTGCACTCAAAACGGCATCAGAGGTGGTTCTGCTACAGTTCACTTTCCTATCTGGCACCAAGAAATAGAAGACATTATTGTTCTTAAGAATAATAAAGGAACAGAAGACAACCGAGTGAGGAAACTTGACTACTCAATCCAAATTTCAAAACTTTTCTACGAACGTTTCATTGCGAATGAAGAGATTAGCCTCTTCTCACCGCATGACGTACCAGGTTTGTATGATGCTTTTGGTACTGATGACTTTGACGTTCTATATCGGATGCATGAACTCAATGACGCTGTTCCGAGGAAGACTATCGGGGCACAAGAACTTTTCCTCAGCATCCTAAAGGAGAGAGCAGAGACTGGTCGTTTGTATATCATGAACATTGACCACTGCAACACTCACTCATCTTTCAAAGATAAAGTAAACATGAGTAATCTCTGTCAAGAGATCACTCTACCTACAGATCCTATTCAACACATCGATGGACAAGGTGAAATCGCTTTGTGTATTTTGTCTGCTATCAACATTGGTAAACTAAAGAACCTAGATGAACTAGATGAACTCTGTGACCTCGCTGTGAGGGGTCTGGATGCTCTGATTGATTATCAGGAGTACCCTGTTGAGGCAGCAAAGCAGAGCACCATCAACCGCCGTTCTTTGGGCGTTGGGTATATCGGTCTTGCTCATTACTTAGCCAGACATGAGGCATCATATGATAGCACTAAGGCACATGACCTAGTACATAAACTTACTGAAAGATTTCAGTATGCTCTTTTATCAGCATCAAATCGTCTCTCAATGGAGAAGGGTCCTTGCGGTTATTTTGGTAAAACAAAATACTCAGATGGAATTCTTCCTATTGATACATATAAGAACGAAGTTGATGAGATTGTACCGAATGATCTTTCTTGCGATTGGGAATTTCTTAGAGGTAGGATCCAAGAGTATGGTCTTAGGAACTCAACACTGTCCGCACAAATGCCTTCGGAGAGCAGTTCCGTTGTGTCAAACGCAACCAATGGAATCGAACCTCCTAGAGCATACTTGTCCATTAAGAAGTCCAAAAAAGGACCTCTTAAGCAGATTGTTCCCCAGTACACTACCCTGAAGAACAACTACACTCTGCTGTGGGACATGCCTAATAATGATGGATACATTAAAGTTTCTGCTGTGATTCAAAAGTTCTTTGATCAAGCAATCAGCGGTAACTGGAGTTACAATCCAGAGATGTATCCCGATAACGAAGTGCCTGTGTCAGTAATGGCAAAGGATCTCCTTACCACCTACAAGTATGGATGGAAAACATCCTACTATCAGAACACATATGATGCTAAGAAAGATGGTGATGAAGAACCATCGATTGAAAATGTTGACAATTTAATAACCGAACTGCTAGAATCCGAGGAGGAAGACTGTGAGTCCTGCAAAATCTGAACTACAAGGAATGACCGTATTTAACAATAGTAAAGTAGACACTACCAAGCAACCAATGTTTTTTGGTCAACCTCTGGGAGTTCAGAGGTATGATAATTTCAAATATCCTGTCTTTGATAAACTAACTCAGCAACAACTGGGTTATTTTTGGAGACCAGAGGAAGTATCACTACAGAAGGATCGTGCAGATTACCAAACTTTATCGGAAGAGCAGAAGCACATCTTCACTAGTAACCTTAAGTACCAAATCATGCTGGATAGCGTACAAGGGCGTGGTCCTGGGATGGCTTTTATACCTTATTGCAGTCTACCCGAACTTGAGTCAGCAATGACTGTATGGGAGTTTATGGAGATGATCCATAGTCGCTCCTATACTTACATCATTAAGAATGTATACTCTGATCCTACAGAGGTGTTCGATACTATCTTAGATGATGAAAAGATTTTGGATCGTGCATCCTCTGTCACGCAATCATATGATGATTTTATCAATCATGCTCATCAGTATGATAGTGGTACACTATGGGATCTTGCAAGAGATGGTCATGTTGCTGGAACCTTTGATCGTTATGAACTGAAGCGTAAACTTTATCGTGCAGTTGCTAATGTGAATATCCTAGAGGGTATTCGTTTCTATACATCCTTCGCTTGTTCTTTTGCCTTTGGTGAGAACAAACTCATGGAAGGTAGTGCAAAGATTCTTTCTTTGATTGCTCGTGATGAGTCTCAGCATCTTGTACTTACTCAGAATATTTTGAATAAGTGGAAGCAGGGTGATGATCCTGAGATGCAAAAACTTGCATCTGAAGAAGAAGGTTGGGTACAGAGTATGTTCCAGCGTGCAGTGGACGAAGAAAAAACTTGGGCAGAGTATCTGTTCAAGAATGGATCTATGATTGGTTTGAATGAGCGTCTGCTTCATAATTATGTGGAGTGGATTGCTAACCGTCGTATGAAAGCAATCGGTATCAAACCTATGTTTGATATTCCTGCTAAAAACAATCCGTTACCTTGGACGGAGCACTGGTTAAATAGTAAAGGCCAGCAAAATGCACCACAAGAAACGGAGATTGAGAGTTATGTCATCGGCGGAATCAAACAGGATGTCAAATCAGACTCCTTCGCAGGATTCTCCCTCTAGTGATGAATGCTATAGGTCAATCCTAGATGCAGCAGAACACGGTTGGGATGACTTGTTAGATAAAGCAGACCAACCAGCAAACCCTTTCGCAGAAGAACTTTGGTTAATGGAAAAGAAAAAAGCACAGCAACAGCAACAAGGTGATGACATTATTGTCAATATGGATGGTGGTGTTGGTGGTAGTTGGCAAACAGTAGAAACCCCTAAAGAACGTAACACCCGTCACAGTGTTGATAAGGGTGAAGACTTTATTAGAAGTGGTATGACCCTTATCACAGACCTGGAAAGTGATCGATACCTAAACAAAAATAAAAATGTATCAGACTGAACTACCAAATAAAATAATCTATGCTATAAATAGTATTGTGATGGATTCATCACATCTTACGTTCATCCCTTCGGGGACGCAAGTAAGTCGCGGAACGGAGCGTTCATCCCATGATTGAAATACTATTCTATTCATCGCTCACATGTGCTCAAGCTGATGCAGTTATGCTTCGGATGAGAACAAACGAGAATATTCCCCCTGAATATAAGGTGGAATTGATTGAGGTCATGAAGGAATCAACACCTGATTGCTACCCCTGGGACGCAAACGACTGAAGGAACGGGGTCTAACCACCTCACTTTCAGGAGTAACCTCATGAACACACTTAATTTAATCAAGAAGCAGATCAACAAAGCATCTGCACTGCATGACGCACAAATCACTCACACTACCTATCGTGGTGTTGAGTATTCTACACGTTGTGTAGAAAGCAAGGAGTCTCACGGCACCTTCTGCTATCGCGGTAAAACTTACACTAAGTAATTGCATCTTGGTTCCGTAACAAAGCACCCCTAGGGGTGCTTTTTTGCTATAATAAATACTGACAACCTATACAGGAGAGTCATGAAACTTTTTCTGGACTGTTCTGACCCAGAGTTAATTGCTTCTGCATTCGAGACTGGATTAATAGATGGAGTTACAACAAACCCCAGTCTAATGTTGAAAGCAGGAGAGGATCCTAAGCACGTTATCAAGGAAATCTCAGCAATCTTTCCATGGAACGCTTCAGTTTCTGCTGAAGTAGTTGGAGATACTGCCGAAGAGATGCTTGATATGGCACAAGAGTACCTGGAGATCGGACCAAACATTACTATTAAAGTTCCATGCACAGTTGAAGGACTGAAAGCATGTAAAGAACTAGCAGATGACGATGTGCATGTAAATGTAACACTCATCTTTAGCACAGCACAAGCAATCCTTGCTGCAAAAGCAGGAGCAACATATGTTTCACCTTTTGTTGGTAGAGTATACGACCAGCATTGGAATGGTATTTTCTTGATTGAACAAATTGCAGATGTATTTGCAACTCATCAGGTCAAAACTGAAATCCTTGCAGCATCTGTTAGAGAACCTATTCAAGTATCAGATGCCTTTAAAGTGGGTGCTGATATTTGTACAATCCCATTACCCATGTTCTATCAACTCTACAAACATATTCTTACCGATAAAGGTTTAGAACAGTTTGACAAAGATTGGACATCACTACAAGAGAAACTCTAATGCCTAGATCGCAAATGTTGAAGATTGATATGGAAGCTCGTCTTTATAAACTAAAGTCGGAGTTATATGAAATGCAGGATGTTAAAGGAAAAACAGGTCAGTGGTATGATGGTGCCCACCATGCTTATAATGAAGTTCTAAAAGTCTTACAAGAATATCGAGTATGAATAAAAACCATTTAAAAGTTCTGATTAACGATCTGGAGATTGTTCTACACGAACTCAAGGCAGAAGTTTACTCCGATACAGAATCCTACCTAGATAGTGAGAATGTGAGACGAGTACACACATACGATGACGACGGAGAACCTGATTGATGAAAAAGAATATGAAAACCCCTGGATTTTTGAAGGACAACCTTTTCTATCTAAGGACATTGACAATCATTATGGGTTTGTCTATTGTATTACAAATGTGCTCACTGGTAAGAGATACATCGGACGAAAGTATTTTAACCAATTACGAAAGCCTAGAAATGGAGGTAGGCGAGTTAAATCTGAGAGTGACTGGAAAAGATACTACGGAAGCAGTGCTGAATTATCTGAAGAACGGAAGAGGCTCGGGAATCTTGCCTATCGGCGGGATATAATCAGCCTACATAACACCAAGGGACTCACAAACTTTGAAGAGACCCGACAATTATTTCTCAATAATGTACTTACGGAGGCATTTGAAGATGGCACACCAGCATTTTACAACTCAAACATCCTTGGTCGGTACATGCGTAAAGACTATTTCAAAACTGGCACAGAGGATGGTTGACGCTCGCTGAGTCGTCTGCTATAATTACGGGGTAGTCAAATGAGTTCTCCCATGAACATGGATTTCTATGAATCGGAAGACGCACAAAATGCAATGATTGATCTGTTTATTGATCAATTGCATAAGTTTGCTGAACTTGAGGAGGAAGAACCTGAGAATCAAAAGACTACCGCTTGGGTCAGTAGCTCAGCGGATAGAGCATCGCACTTCTAATGCGTTGGTCGCAGGTTCGATTCCTGCCTGACCCGTTGCCCTTATAGGGCATACGGTCCATTAAGAGGAAAGTATATGACTACAGCACAACGCTTTTCACCTCATATTAACATTCTTTATGAGGCAATTGATCGTCATGTAGTTCTTGACACCGAGTATCCTATCATTTATAATCAAGTTGTAAAACACTATGAGGAGAAAGGAGTTGATTTCTATGGTGATGTAGATGAGGATTATGATATCCTCCTTGCTAAACTTGAATCAGACCTATTTTATTATGAATCCCGTGAAAAATCTTCCTAAAGTTCTTCTTGAACGCTCACCATATCGGTATGTCTCTGTTGGGGATCTCGACAACGGGTTCCCTGACT